TGGGAAATCTCCTACAGACTTGCAGAAGATATTCTCTATGGAAATTATGGAGATATCACGGAAGGTGCAACTCACTATCATGCCGATAGTGTTATGCCTTATTGGGCAGACTCATTGAATGAGACTGTAGTTATTAACAATCATATATTTTACAAGTAAAAACAAATGCTAACAACAACTTTACAACCCTATAAAATTTATTGGATGCCTTTTTTAGATTATTACAAACATTGTGATAAGCTTGCTATGTCAGGTGCTTGTTATAGTTTTGTTTTTAATGACACCATGCCAACTGATTATCAACAACCATATGAATTTGAACAATGTGTTTATGTTGGTAAGTCTTCTAATAATTATTATGATGTACAAAATAAAACCAAGGGTAAAGTAAGAAGTATGGTACATAAAAGAATGACAAATCACCACCAACCATTTGCCACCGGCCAGAATGCAGAATCTTCTCACAAGTCAATAATAGATGTGTATGGATATGGTGAAGATATTATAAGTGGAAAAAATACTAATTTACCTATGTGGTTATGTTTATTAATTCCTAGGCCAGATGTTCCAGTTGAGGCAATTCCAAGATGGTGTTTAACTCAAGAACAAATGCAACTCTTTCAATATGAAAATAGATGGGGTCACTGCACTTTAGGTAATATGGACACAAAGGGAAGAAAGAATAAAGATTCAATGTCGTCTCTAAGAATGGAATCAATCCGAGAACAAAGTTTAGAGGGATTCATGTTATGAAAAAAGAAGAATTACTGTTCCTAGTTAATCACTTGCACAAAGAAGATAAAAATGGTATAATAGATTGTATCGTACATGACAGACATGGTGGTACATTTACTACGGATAGTATTAGATTGGATATGGATGGTGGAAGACTCATTGTATGCCAACAAGATAGTCCATGTTACGAGACTAACAAAACTAACTGGAAACAAGAACTAGAGTTCGCAAAGAAACTATGAATTTATTTTACCTGCATGAAGACCCTATAAAGTCAGCAGAATTACATTGTGATAAACACGTTGTCAAAATGATTATCGAGTATGGTCAGATGTTATCGACTGCACATAGAATGTTAGACGGTGAACAATACACCGATGCATCCAGTGGTCGTAGAATTCAGAGATGGAAACATGACAATTTTATTATGGATGCTGTCTTATACAAAGCGTCTCATATCAATCACCCTTCTACAAGATGGGTCAGAGAGAATGCAATTCAGTATCAGTATGCGTACGATATGTTTGTTGCATTATGTGATGAGTACACATATCGTTATGGTAAAATTCATTTGACCGAAACAAAACTCAAAAGATTATTAAACAATTTACCGAACAATATTACACTAGGTGTTTATTCAGAACCACCTCAATGTATGCCTGACGATGTCAAATCAGAATCAACTATTACTGCGTACCATAAATACTATGCAGTCTACAAGAAAGATTTTGCCAAATGGACTGATAGACCCGTCCCACAATTTATGAGTGCCTAATGCCAACATACGATTTTTTAGATAATGAGACTGGTGAAGTTACGGAATATTTTATGTCCTACACTAAACTAGACCAATTCAAAGAAGACAACCCAACCCTCAAACAAGTTATAGGCGCCCCTGCAATTACAGGTGGTGTTGGAGACCGTGTGAAAACAGACGGTGGATTTAAAGATGTGTTATCAAAGATTGGTGATGCATATCCAGGCTCAGATGTCGACATGAGATACAATGGTGTATCTCCAAAGACTTCTGCGACAAAAAGAATTGTCAAAAAACATCTCGACATACAGGCAAAAAAAGGGTAAAATAGATATATGGATAATTTGATAGGACTAGGTGATTTAGAACAACTACAGGAAACAATGACTCGTGTCCAAGAGGACGGTAAGAGATATTATCAAACACCCGAAGGTCAAAAGTACCCAAGTGTTACAACTGTTACTGGACTATTATCTAGAGACCATATAAAATTATGGAGAGAACGAGTTGGCGAGGAAGTCGCAAACAAAATATCTGCAGGTGCAACAAGACGTGGAACTAGAATGCATTCATTGTTTGAACAATATCTCCGTGCAGAAGAACCAATTTTTTTCGATAACATTATGGAGTCTTCTATGTTTGAAGCAGTCCAACCAGTGTTAGACGATATCATTCCCATCGCTCTAGAAGCAGGTATGTGGAGTGACTCATTGCAAATGGCAGGACAAGTAGATTGTGTTGGTATTTGGGATAATGAACTTTGTATTATTGATTTTAAAACCAGTGCAAAGTACAAAGAAGAATACATGGCAGACCCATGGTTCCATCAAATGACTGCATATGCAATCATGGTTGAAGAACTTACAGGTGAAGAGATTCAATCTATTGTTGCAGTAGTCGGAGTCGATGGTGGTGGTTGTCAAGTGTTCGAAGCAGACCCAAGAGAGTATGTCGATAAACTCTACAGTCTAAGAAACCAATACAGAAATTTACACGGAGTATAGTATGATTAGTAAAAAAGAATTTACAGAACAAGTAGAACAACTTCTACTTAAAACAAAGTCGGATGTCATGGATGCAATTATTACAGTTTGTGAACGTAATAATTTAGAACCTGAAGGCGCAAAAAGATTTATAAGTATCCCACTACGAGAAAAACTAGAAGCAGAGGCACAAGGTCTCAATATGGTTAATCGTGGTAAAGTGGGAAGAGGAAGTATAACTGGATTTTTCGAATAGGAGTATATTATGAAAAAAAATGATGTCGTCACGGTAGTGACAATTAGCGGAGAGTATGTTGGTAAACTAGTCTCTATGGAAGATGGACAAGTTGAATTAAAAGACCCAAGAATGATTCTATCAAACCCAGCAGATGGGACGATGGGATTTGCGAAGGGATTAGCTGCGACTGGGTTAGAGAATCCTACTAGTGCAATTTTTCAACAGGTAGTGTTTGTTGTACCTACAAATCAAAAGGTAGCAGAAGCACACTTGACTGCAACTAGTGGATTAGTATTGGCGAAATAAATGACAAGTCGTGATGGATATGATGCATACACTTTATACCTTGGTATAAAACTTCATTTTCATTCTGACAGTTATGACTTTATTAAGTATAACGGAAAAGTTAAATCAGATATAAACTCTTTTCTTAAACGAAAAGACAAATATCATTTTGGTAAGTTGTTTAAAATTTACAAACAGGATTTACAAGATTTCTATATTGCAAATTTGTCATACAAAGATTTTTGGGCAGGTGATTTGTTAGATGATGAATGTGAAAAAAGATATAAAGAGTGGAAAAAAAGAAATCAGAAGTTATCTTATATGTTCAAAACCGAGGTTTCAGACCTAATGCGTAAAAAGACAATTAACAAGGTGTTAGAGGTAAGGGGTGGACAACACCCTATCCTTCTTAAGTCTTACCTTGCAAAAAAGGTCTCACTAGAAACTCTATGTATCATGGATGAGATTATAGAATTCACAAAAACAGACTGGGAAGCGATACAAGAAAACATTGTTTACCCAAATATCAAAAGAACAATGTACAAATACAAAACTTTTTTATCATATGACTACCAATCATATAGAACAGCATTAATAGAATTATGTCAGAAGTAACAATCGTAGGAAACGGCCCAAGTAGATTGGGTGAAGACCTTTCAACAATCCCTCACGAAGTTTGGGGTTGTAATGCAATCTACAGAGATACAGATAAATGTGATATAGTATTCGCAGTAGATATGCCAGTACAAAAAGAGATAGTTGAATCGGGATACTATAATGGGAACGGAGTTGCATTCGCAGATATCGACCCACTACCAATTGAAATGTTGGATATGTTTACACCCGACTTTAACAATCCAATTATAAGTGTGAAGGAAGAAGACTCACACTTTATCATCCAAGGAGATGATAGTAGCACAGATTTTTTAGGATTGAAGAATCCTCATTTAATAACAACATACAACGAACCTAACTTAAGAAATTTAATGACTGGGATGTCTGCATTAGGATATGCAATGCATTTAGGTATAGAGAGAATTAACTTAATCGGGTTCGATGGATTAGAATTTGAAGGGGAACCTTCAAATATTTATGAAGGTAGTGTAAACTATCCGACTAAATATACAACCGAGGATGCAGTTCTACAAGTTCAGCGTTCTCAGTTCATAGCACTATTAGAATGGTTCTATGGAAAAGGTTCAGTATACTGGAAAAACCCTCTAGACAAAGAGGATGAAATCAAGTATAATGAATTGTCTTATTATGAAAATAGTGAGGAATGGGTTTTAGGTCTAGGTCTAAAATCTTTGATATAATGCGATATAATTGTAATACAATAGGAGAATACAATGAGTAGTAGTTTAGATAAACTAAGAGCAGCGATGGAAACTGCTTCACCGACAGACGGTGGAAAAAATAAATCCTTTAATGACGACACAATGTGGAAACCCGAACTAGATAAAACTGGTAATGGTTATGCAGTGGTTCGTTTTTTACCTACCCCCGAAGGTGAAGAGATGCCATGGGTATCTTACTTCGACCACGGTTTTCAAGGGCCAGGTGGATGGTATATTGAGAAGTCTTTGACTACCCTCAATAAAAAAGACCCTGTAAGTGAATATAATACTTCATTATGGAATACGGGAATTGAAGCAAACAAAGAGATTGCAAGGAAACAGAAGCGAAGACTTCACTATGTTTCTAATGTCTATGTTATTTCAGACCCTAAAAATCCTGATAACGAAGGCAAAGTATTTAAATATAGATACGGTAAGAAAATCTTTGAAGCACTTAAGGAGGCAATCTCACCTGCATTTGAAGATGAGAAAGCAATTAATCCTTTTGACTTAAGAGATGAAGGTGCTAATTTCAAAATCAAAATCCGTAAGGTTGATGGTTACTGGAATTATGACAAATCTGAATTCGATGCAACTGCACCATTAGGTGACGAAGCAATGATTAACTCAGTGTTTAGTCAAGTGCATTCTTTAAGTTCCGTTATCGCACCCGATGAGTTCAAGACTTATGAAGAACTCAAAGAGAAACTTGAAAGAGTTCTCGGAACTGTTGGGTCAACCTCTACTGCTGAATCAGTTGCAGAAGACATGGAAGAAGTTCCTTGGTCTAATGTGAACACTGCTTCAACAGCAAGTGAACCAGTAATTGAAAGTGCAGAAGTCTCAGCAGGTACAAGTGCCGATGAAGATGATGCAATGGATTACTTTAAGAAGTTAGCTCAAGACTAACTTCGACTGGGGTGCATAGGTTTTATATTATGAATAATTTGAAAGAGTCTATGCATTCACTGAGACCGTGGATTGTGAAAACAATAATGGGGGTACTCAGTAAGGGTAAAATGAATAGCATAAAAAGCGGATTCATTGGTGCAGAACGGGATGCTGTAAGGCGTGGGGTGACTGTACACTTTTTTAATATCGATAGGATAGGACTTTAAATGCCAAATGTTACACCAAAATATAATGCTAAATCGAAACAGTCAGAAGGTTTCGACCAGTTATTAAGACGTTTTAAGAAAGCGTGTGACAATGCAGGTATAGTTCAAGAAGTTCGTGATAGACAACACTTCGAAAAACCTAACGCAAAAAAACATAAAAAAAATCAGGCACAAACTCGTAGAAACAAACTTGATGCAATCAAGAGAGAGAAACAGGGGATGGGTCGTTCTAGAAATGGGTTATACTAATAATGAAACAATGGCATGGTGGAAAGGGTTCTCAAAGGAGAAACTCTAACGAAGACGATTACGCCTCTAACTGGGAGAAAATCTTTGGCGAAAAGAAAAAGACCATAGATACCAAAGTTAGAAAAACTACACCACCTCACGCACTTACTCAAGTGCAGAAAGATAAAACAAAATACGATAGAAAGAAGTTTAACCTAGACGACTAGTAAGTAAACCTTCCGTTAACTCCAGCTCGACTTGCAGTGGAATCATCATTCCTAGTTGTTGCTGGTGAATTCATTATGTTCGTTGTATTTGAATTAGATGAATTGTCGGACACATTAGTTGCAACAAGATTTGCTGTTGTAGCACGTTTTTCTTCTTCTGATTTTAATTCTGTTGTTTTACCTGCAATTTCTTCACCTGTTTTTACTGGAGGCCCTTCAAGATTTTGTTGAACTACTGATGCTTTTCTTGCGGCTAATACATCCTCTCTTGCAGTAAACTCTGCTTGTTCCTTTTCTTTCTCTATTGCAAATGCAGCTTTCTCTTCTTGTACACCTTTTGCCATTGCTTTTGCACCGATATCAACTTCATCGATTTGGAATCTCTCAGGTAAGAATGAATTGATTCCTTGTATTGCAAAGTTAATTCCGTTTTCAATACCAGTCATGACAGCAGAGAAGAGTGACTTGATACTCAACCATATATTCTGAAATACGTTACCGATAAAGGTTACTGCTTTGTCTTTCCAAAGTACTAACCCTGCGATTGCAATGGAGAATGATTCTTGAATAAGACCCCACTTGAACATTATCAGGTCTCCGATTCCTTCGAACTTCCCAGCAAGAAACATTATACCTAAGATTAGAAGTGCGACTGCGGCCGCAACTATTATTGCAGGCATAGCGAAACTTATACCTGCTAACAGAGCAGTCATTGCAGTTGCTAACATTCCCATAACTGCCATCGCAGCTCCTATTGCTAAACGAGCAGCTGCTCTAAGCATTGATTTACCTATTTTTATAAATCCTTTACCCATGGCCACCATGCCAGCTTTCATGGAATTCCATGCCATCGTTAAATATTTCATTGGGTTTTTAGCGAACGCAAGCAAACCTCTACCCATCTTCGTAAAAACACCTCCCATGGTCGTAAAGACTGTAGTTACATTATTAGCAAACTTCGTTGCATCATCCATCCAACCACCAAGGTCAATCACACCACCAGTTAAATCTTTAAGTGCATCACTGAATCCAGTGAACTTTGAGTTATCGTCCATGATGTCGTTTTGTACTTTAAGAAACTTATCTCGTTGCTCTGTTTCTCTCTCATCGATTCCTTTCATGTTTTTTGCGTGTAGTTCCGTCGCTGTTAAAGCAACAGACTCTATTCTTTGAGTTTCAAGTGCATGGGATGAACTAACATTTAATTTGTCCTGTTCCAGTTTTGCTATATCAGAATTTATTTTTTCCTGTTCATCAAGATATATTTCCTTTACTTTATTTGTTCTAGTATCATTTTGAAGTTCTGCTTCACTTAAAGATATTCTAGCATCTGTTATATTTTGCATTTGACCATTTGCCGCTCTTACAGATGTGGCACCACTTGCTTCAGCTTCTTGCATTACTTGTCTTAGTGATTGGAGATTTTCGAAATCTTTTTTCTCTGCACTTCCTCTTATTGCTTGTTTTGCAATTCTCTCATCTAGAGCTCTTTGGTCTGCATCAATAGAACCCTTTCTTACCTCTTCTTCAAAGGCAAAAGTTGCCATTTGTTGTTTTAGTTGTTTGTCATTTAAAGCAGTTGATTTTTTACCTTCATCTTCTGTTGCTTTAAGGTTTCTATCTTCTTTGATTTTTTCAAGTTCGATTCTTCTATGAAATTTATCTGCTTCTTGAGTTCTTAAAACGTCAGCAAGTTTCTTTGATTTCAACATACCAATAAAGGTATCCTTAGAATTTTTTCTAAGATTAGCAGCGTTCTGCCCAAGTTCAGAATCTACGTTTGCAAGTTTAGTAGTTAGGTCTTTGAACTTTTTGCTCATCCCTTTTTGGGAGTCAATAAGTTCTTGTTGGGCTTTTGTTTGTTCTTTGTTCAAATCTGCCATTTAAATTTTCCTATTTACCGAAAGCTTTACCAGCTTCTGATATTCCAAATGCACCTAGTGTTACCACAACGAATGATGTGTAGATAGTTTCAGATACTTTTAAGTCCATGTCGAACAGTAATGCAGTAACTAAATCTGTTACTCCGAACACTACCATTAAAAAGAAAGATGTAAATCCTATGATTGCTTTCTCGTTAACATCGTTATCGTCTAGAAACAATCCACCAAAAGTTCTCTTAGGTGGTGCTAATCCGTTTCTAGCTTTCACTGCATCCTCTTTCATCTCCTTGATAACATCTTCTTGTTCATCAAGCTTCTCGATGAGAGCCATGTACTTATCTAAGTCTATCTCGACTTCATTCTTCGATTTGTCTTCATTGTCAGCCATTTTCTATATTCCTATAATTAAAATTAAAAAATCACTTCACTGACACATAGTGTAACTATAATATTATCGTCTTGCAGCTTCTTCCTTCTGCCTTTGTTTCTCTTCCTCTAGATAATTCATGAGGAGACTAATGTAAACTTCTCTTTCCCATGGCATCATATTTTCTAGTTCTGATAAAGAGTATTTATGATGTTGCATCAATTGAAAGTTGGTATTATAGTAATTATATACCGACTCATGCGAAAGAGCTATTAAAAAAAACTGTTGATGCCCTCTAGTGTTCTCTTGTTTGTTTCACTACAAATGTTACACTTACCTTCAACAGTATGTGATAACTTTGGTAATGAATCAAAGTATCCAGTTAACATTTCTAATTGTGGGAAAGTTAAACTCTCCACAAACTCAGTCATATCCTTTGTAGACATTTCAACTGCTTCGTAGACTGATTCCCCATCAAACACTTGTTTGATAGATTTGATAATAAGTGTTAGTGCATCTGCTTCACCACCGTCTAAACCTTGTACGTTTTTGACACTTGGTGCTGATAACACTATACCGACATCATCATTTATCATTACAGTATCTTCTTTCGATTCACCAACAACTTCAATCTCATTTATGTTAACCATAAGTTCTACTGAACCTTTGCAGTCAGTAGTGACATCGCACGCTGTTGTTACTTTGGAAGTTTCCCCTACTGAGACTGCACGAACCTTAAGAAATAGATACTCTAAATCTATAACTGCAAGGTCATTACAAACTACTGAAGGTATTGTAACTGCTTCTAATAAGTCTTTAACTGCATCGAAGATTTGTGCTTGTTCTTCACTCTCTCTTGCAATTGCTAAAATCTTCTGTTCTTTTACAAGAAACGGTCTGAACTTTATTTCTTTACCGTTACTTGGTAGCACACACTTATAAGTGGGTACTGATTGGATTGGTAATCCCATAATTTACTCCATATTGTAATTATCCACCACCGAATAAACTTCTTATTCGTGATGCTTTTTCATCGAGGTTCGTCAATTTGTTACGAAGTTTACCTTCTTTACCAAACCTACTCAATAGATTAGTACCACTAAGTAGTGCATCTAAAATACCTCTTCCTTTATTTAGGAAGGAACGAGTATGATGTTTCTCATTATACTCACTACTCCAATTTCTGTATGCAAAGGTGACACTGAATTTTAATATATCAGCACTGGCTGCGTCTAATGTTTGTGCTTCAAATGATACTGGATATGCTTCATGTAATGTATAAGTCAATGCAATTCCTTTACTATCATCTCTTGACGTTGTCGCTTTAGAGTCAGACCTTAGT